TCTTGCTTGTGACTAATCACAAACACATTCTCATCACCCAATGTATTCAGAATTTTTAGAAACTCATCTGTTCCTGTTCCATCAAGTGAGCTGTCAAATATCTCATCTAGGATAAGTATATTTGTATTTGTTGAGTTCTTCATCTTTGCGATTGCTCTCCATGTGAACAACAGTGCAAGGTCAATACGCATCTTCTCACCTTCACTGAATGATGCGTAAGTAAACTCATCACGATAACGAGACTTTATTGTTTCGTCAAAGTTTTCATTCAGTGTGAAGTTTACATAAAACTCCATTGATGTTAGATAGGTATTGATTAACTTATTCATCACAGGCAAATACTGTTTGATAATTTTAGTCTTGATACCAGTATCCATTAACATATTTCTTGAAGCTTCACTGTATGTTTGTTCTTCACGCAACTTTGATTTTTGCATGTTAAGACCAGATGAAGTTTTCTTTAACTCAGTTAGCTTGTCGTGGTCATTATTATTAACTTCGTTATTATTTAATTGGTCAATCTCTGTTTGTAAAACAGCATTAAATTTTTCAAGTTGAATAAGAGAACTATTTTCTTTTGCAATATGAACTTCATTCTCTCTAATCTTAACAGCAATAACATTAATTTCTTTCTGTCGATCAATAACTTTTTTTAACTCAAGTTTAAGTTCTTCCATTCCAGAATTAACTTTTTCTGCTTCACCCTTCTTTTTATTAATCATCGATGATTTGAAAGTTTCATTAATGTGTTGTTGACAAGTTGGACAATCTTCGTTCTTCTCAAAGAAACCAACAAGTTTATTGTGCGACCTATGTTTTTCTTTTAACTGCGATTGAATGTCTTTTAGTTTAGTGTGTTTGATATTTACTTTATCATTGTCAACAATCTGAGCAAAGAGTTCGCCATTGTTTTTAGTATAAAATTTTATATCTAAGTTTTTGTTAAAGATTTCTTCTTCGTTTGTTTTAACAAGTAGAGTCTTTTCTTTTATAAGATTTTCTTTATGCATAAACATATCATCAATATATTTTTCTTGTAGAGAAATCTTTTCATCTGTTAAATTAGATTGATAACCTATATCTCTAATATCATCAGAGATAGTTTTTAGTTTTTGTTTAAGCAACATATTCATTAAAGAAAATATTTGTATGTCAAGAATTTCCTCAACAACCTCACGGCGATGTCTAGCCTTGAGTTGCATAAAAGGAACAAAGGTAGATGAACCTAGAATAACAACCTGTGTAAAACTGCGATAGTTTAGTTTAAGTATTTGTTGTTCTAGATACTTTTGATAATCTCTTGCATTTGCATCTTGATTATACAACTTATTGTTAACGTGGATTTCAAAAATGTTTGGTTTAATACCACGAATTACCTTGACTTTTTTTGAACCAATTCTAAACTCAACTTCAACTACAGCTGAACTGCCGTTGACAGAGTTTATTAATTGGGCTTTGTTGATATTTCTAAATGGTTTACCAAACAAAGAAAAACAAAGTGCGTCAAGAATAGTTGACTTGCCAGAACCATTCTCTCCAATAATAAGAGTAGTATTGTTTCTGTCTAACTGTATCTCGGTAAAGTTATTNCCAGTTGAAAGAAAATTCTTCCACCTGACCTTTTCAAAGTGTATCATTTAATCAAGAAATCTTTGTGTTTCACCGTCCCATTTTTCAAGAACATGTAACCTGTCCTCAGCCTCAGCAATCAAACTAATTTGTTCATCAACTGCTTGTACGACATTGGAGTGTTCTCCAATACCAGCTGGATTGTTAATGTATACTTGTACGTTTGCTCTAGCAACTGCAATTTCACCTTCGTATTTTTTTCTTAATGATTCTAAAATGTATCCCATAATATTTTCCTTATATTTCTAAGTCTTGTGCTTCAGTGTAAAGTGATCTCATTGTGTTTTTAAGTCTATCTTTACTTAGATTAACGTCTAACTGGTCAATATATTTTTCCAACAACGTCATTGTATCTTCTGTATTTTCTACAATATCATCTGATACATTCTCAGCATCTAATTCTGAGAAATCTTCTATAATTTTAACTTCGTATGCATCTGCTAAAAGCAACCTATCTACAAACTTGTCAAAATTATATAAATCTTTTTTGTTTACAACAATTAATTTTACATATTGATCTTTGTACTGTGTTACATCGTGTTTAGTATAATCCTCTTGAGTATCATCATAGTATATCTTTCTAAATAATGTGTACGGATTAACTATACGTTCCAGCTCTCTTGTACTTGTATCAAAGATATGAAATCCTTTGGGGTCTTGAAAATCTGACCAATTAATTTCATAGGGTGTGCCTAGATAATAGATTTGACCATCATCAGACTTGTGGTGAAAATGTCCACTAAATACAGTATCAAATCTTCTAAATAATTTTCTATCCCAACCGCCTTCTGCAAACTGACCACGATGCATTTCAAAACCATTAATTTCTAAATGACCAAACAAAATATTTGACTTTGCAGTATCTAAAACATTTACAGATTCATCATAGTTATTAGCATTAATCCAAGGCATAAACACAATATCAGTTCCATCAAAGTTTACAACTTCTGGGCCAGTGTATATTTTAAATCTATCTTTACCAACCAATTCTTCCATAGAATTAACTTCGTTAGTNTTTTTATAATAGGTGTCGTGGTTGCCGATAATGATGTGTAAGTCAATACCAAACTCTTTAAACTTGTTTATAAATCTTTTACGAAAGTCATTTGCAATTCGAAAACTTATAAACTTGCGTCTATCAACAACATCGCCCATATGGACACAAGTTGTTATTCCTCTTTCTTTTAAAGTTGGAAAGAAAACATTTTCGTAAAACTTATAAAAATATTCATTAAAATTAAGATTGTCATTGCGAGCACCAAAGTGAGTGTCCGTTATAATCGCAAGTTTCAAATTAGTCAATTCCTCTTACTGCATCATGTTCATCTTCATCATCTTCCATGAAGTTTTCAAGTCCTTTAGTCTTAGTTACTATTTTCTTTTTAGGCTTATAGACATCTTCATCTGGTAACATTATGTTTGGGTCAAATCCCTGCACAACATATCTATTGGTGTCACCTTCGTTAACTGTCCAAGATTGGTAACTAACACTTTCAATTATTTTATTTCTAACATGAGTTTGTTTTTTCTCTTTTGCAATTCTTCGTAGGAAAGCATAATAAATTATTTGAGTAAAATATGCAAAAGGATTCTTTGATTTCTCTGGATCAAAATTGCTGCAATATTGTAAACAGTTTTCAATACCGTCAGCAATCATTTCATCTCTATAAGTGTAGTTTATAAAATTTGGTCTATAAGATAGATGGGTTGCAATCTTTAAAAAACATTCGCCAATGTAGTTGGTTATTTGTGGTTTAACTTTTTCTTCTTTTGGTAAGTCTTTTTGCTCTTCTTCTGCAATTTTGCATAGAACTTTCCAATCGGTCATAGCTTGAAGAAAAACTTTATTGTCTACGTAGTGTTCTCCTTTTGCTTTTTTAGTCTTTGCCATCTCAACTCCTCTTTTCCTAGTTATTCATATACTATACAGTATTCATCATATAAAGTCAAGTATCAACTGAAAAATAAAAGGGACTTGACTGCGCTGTAAAAATGGTGTAACATAAGCTATGTTATAGGTTAATGAAGTAAAGATTTAGGTTTTAACATACTTTTAAGATTTTCAAGTAATTCATTAGCTTCATCTTCATCAAGGGTATCTGCACTATCCCATTCTTCCACTTCATCAGATAATTTAAGTTCAGACCTTCGTTTAATAATATTTTTATAATAATTAGTTAAACCAAATGACGCATCTGTAATTACAATTATGTGAGACTCTTTAATTTCAAAAGTTTTGTTTTCTGTAAACGGAGCAAGCCACGCAGTAAGAGATAATGAATCTCCATTTCCTAAAGTTTCGTCATCATGAACTTGCATTTTTAACGGTTCTCCAATCACATACTTATCACCAACATGATTAACCATTTCACAAATAATATCATCACCATTTGATAATTTGATAACTTTATAATTATTATTCATATCTAACCTTTTTATTAATCTTATGTTATATTTATATGGTTACAAATTAACCTTGCTAATCTGATAATCAAACTGTTGTTCATTATACAATGATATTCTTTCAGAAAAGTGATTTAGTGTAAAGTTTCGTTTGTCGTTATGTGACATGTCATCAGCAATATCAAATATTAAAACGGAAACTTTAGTGTCGGTCTTACGCAATCCCCTGCCAAGACTCTGGAGCACTCTAATCCTACTTTTGCTTGGGGAGCTGAACACGATGTTATTAATGTTCCTAATATTAATACCAGTGCTAAACGTCCCATAACTTGCAAGTATAATTGATTTTTTCTCATTTTCTACAACTCCTCTTATATTTTCTCTTTCTGATGTATCCGTTCCACCATAGACAAAAAATGTTTTTCTATCATCTATAGTATCTTTAACTTGGGCATATAATGGCTTACCATGTTTTTCAACTAACTGAAAAAGACATAAAGTATTGCCATCTAAATGTTGCAACAGATTAACTATAAAGTTATTTCGTTTCTCATTTGTCGCAAGATACTCAAGTTCCTCTGCATATGTCATTTTCTCACGAATGTTTTTATGTTTTAAAACAATACACTTGACAGTTAAGTCTGCAAGTGTTTTCTTGTCTATAAGCTCCTTAGTCGTTACTATAGTTTCAGCTGTACCGAATAGTCCCTCTAATACGAGCCGATGCGTCAGCGTCCCATCTAACGTGCCTGTGAGTCCAAATCTATACTTACACAGGTGCAACTTAGTCATAATACCTGTCAAAGATTTTGCTTTGAACATATGTGCTTCGTCACCAATCACACACCCAAATTGTTCAAAGTATTTTTTTGGCATCTTNTACAAAGATTGCCATGTAGATATTATAACGTCCTTCTCAACCTTAGTTGTATAACCTTGATATATTTTCTGGCAATATGTTCCAGAGCTCCAACCGTAATCTTCAAAGTCTGAATACATTTGTTCTACCAGTGAAGTGGTTGGAACTAGTATCAGGGTTTTTAACCCCATCATTTTATAATAACGAACTAACGAATATATTATTAACGACTTACCAGAAGCAGTGGGAGAAAGCAACAAAGCACGATGTCTGCTGACAGCATGATGTACGGCATCAATCTGATAATCACGAACTTTAAGAGACTTGCCTCTTGATTTTGGTTTAAGAGATTTGACAAACCCCATGACAACTTCTCGTTCAACACTTTTTTCATCTTGTACTCCAGTTTCTAATATATATTCAATTTTGTTTCTTAAACAATATTCTTTAATGTAAGATAATAATCCAAAATATATTTCGCCCGTAGCAGGTGAAAATAAACGTATCTTACCGTCCCACATACGATTACGATACATGGGCATAAACTTAAAGCCAGGCACTTCAAAAGTAAAGAACTCAGTTAGTTCTTGTTTTGTTGATGGGTCTAAGTCAGACAGTATTAAATATACTTCATTCTTTTTAGATATACGCATTTTGCAACGTACCCTTTTTGCCGTAGTGTCCTCTTAACAAAATATTCCATGAGACACTTATACGATGTTCTTCTGTTGCTGGCACCCAGTGTTGCAACCATGATGGAAAAATTAATGCAGATCCCTCAATTGAGTTAAAACCAAACATACTAGAATTGTAGAGGTTTTCATTATTTCTTGGTTGCAATACACTTGCAGCTGGACGAGGATCAAAGAACTGTATGGGTGCAGTTTTCTTTGAGTTGCCTTTTAAATAATAAACTCCAGATAAAAAATTATTTGAATGTGTGTGCGGTGGATGTACATCACCACCTTTCATCTCGTTTGCCCACATGTTTGTTATTTCTATTTTATCATAAGAGTATTCTAATTTTTTTAAAATTTTAGTTGTTGCTTCAATTATACCATCAACTAAAGAGTTAAAGCTTGGTAAAAGAAACAATTGGTCTGTATTTTCTGTTGACCGCAAACTAGTTATCATAGGTTCATGATTTATCTTTAATGCAAAAGAATGGATTAGTGTTGGAAAACACTCAAAGGTTTTTACATCAACCACGTTACAATACTCCATCTTGTTCCTTTAGTAACTGGTTTTGCTTCGTGAGGAAACATAAAGTTAGATGGAAATATAATTGCAGAACCTTTAATAGGCAAAAACTTTTTATCTGCTACATAAAACTCACCACCGTCATAATCATCATTAAGATATAGTAGTGCAGATACTTGAGGATAACCATACTGTTGGCCGTGACTGTGATGAATATTATCTACATGTCTAGACATAAATCCACCCTTGCCGTATTTGTTAATACGAAAGTCAGTAGTACGACCAACAGAAAAAAGAGGGAAGTCAGTTTTGTATTTTACTATCACTTCTTCAAAACAAGATTTAACCGCAGTATAAAATACGCTCTCTTTTTTTATCCAAGCGTCTGACATTTTGACACGTTCTTGTTTTACAATTGCGCCACTATCGTGTGTCTGGTATTTTGAAGCTTCATATGAAAAATTATAATTTATTAAACTGTTGCAAAGATTTTCTGCCACTATGTTCTTATAGTATTTTATATAACTATCTACATTCATTACATCATTCCTGCTTCAAACTTTCTCCACTCTATTGCATTTTTAATATCCCACCCACGATTGTCAATTGATTTAATTACTCCATCAATATACTTTATAACAATTTCTAGATAACCAATCTTGTTCATCAGTTTAATAACTTCTTCGTCAGAAGTAATATACATTGCAAGATCAGTTTTGAGGACTTTTAAGTCAAATGGTTTAGAAACATAAACTTTTGCGTCAGCTTTACCACCATAGTATTCCCACTTTTGGCGATACAGACGTTGATAGTCTCCATTAGCAGCTTGTAATAGTCGTGCGAAATACGACCTGTGATCAAGATACTTTGCTTTTATCTTTTGGTTTGCAAGGGATTCAGATGCTAAATCTTCCTCATTGGTAATGGGAAGATCCTTTCTAGCTTCTTCTTGCAGTTGTTCTAAATTCATAATATTATATTTCTCTTCAAATTGTGAGTAGTGTCGATGTACTCTCAGGTATATATTTTGACTCTCTAGAAGTCTTACTTTTTAAAAATTTGCTAAAGCTTTATCTTCCCTACTCATTTATATTTATAAAGTTTTTATTTCGTATATTTTATATGAGAACTCAGCAGTTGCAATTAAGTTGTCAACATCAGTTGCAGCTTGTGTGTAGTCTAATGCACCTAATGATATTGGAAATGCATCTTGAAAATTAATCTCTACAATAGGATTATTTTTGTTTGACAATATCATAAGATTTGCATCAGAATACATTGCTTTGTCTGGTGTTGATATTCCAACATTTACCGCATCTACGCCTGTCGATCTTTTACTGTCAGGTGTAGTTGATGTCACATCTCTGTGCGTAGTAAATTGACTTCTGTTTTTAGGAAACCCAATTCCTGTCAACCAGTTATGTAAAGACAAATAATTTTCTAGATATTCATCTACAATGAAAGATATGGAAAGATTGCCATAATCAAGTTTATCCCCCATTGTGGGAATATCTTTATATGGTGTGTTTANAATTGCTGGAGTACCAGAAATTTCAGGCACATTTGCACTAACAGTAAAAAATTCAACTTTAGGAAGTTGAAGTATTCCAAACTTAAACTGAGTTGGACTTGCGTAGTCTAACTTAGTTGGTTGTCTTGATGTGGGGGATTGAGCTGCCATAGTTATTAACGATTGTTGATATACATGGTTACTTCAAATCCAAATCTAACATCTTGATACGTTGGTTTTGTCCACATAGTTTTTCTCCTTATTAATCTACTACTATTTATAACAAAAAAAAGGGGGAACAAAAAGTCCCCCCTCATCATACCATAATTGCTATGGAGTTAGACAGCTCGAAGTGCCTGATACCCAGCCGCAATCACTGAACGTGGTGCAGTACCTAGACGATACTTATTATAAGTTTCACCATCAAATGAACTTACACGCTTGTTGAGGAAAATGGGATATCCCTCTGTTCGAAGTTTACTCATAACAGCACGAACATTCTTAACACCGTAACGTGCGCTAATTTGTTTTGCTGTGAGCTCTGCACCATCGATAAGAGCGTTAAGTACTTTTTCAGTTTTAGTAATAGTAGTCATTGTATAATTTCTCCTTGTCATGACATTAACAATCAAGGATTTCCCCGATTGATGTAATACTATAACACGTTATATGGTAAAATGTCAATACCCTTTTGAAATAAAAGCAAAAAAAAAGGGATTCCGTGAAGAATCCCTCTTTTAATAGGTTGGTTGACCCAATTTTTACATCAAATTGGAGACTTTAACTCTTCGATACCAAGCATTAGTGTTTGCATCAAGAGAAGCATCAGTATTAACTGTGTCTCCAGCAGCAACTGCACCAGCAGCAGCGAATGGGTTAGCAGCAAGACCATAACGAGTCTTGAAACCAATCTTAGGTTGGAAAGAACTTTCACCAACCGCACGAACCATCTGTAGTGGAACGTAAGGGCAGTAGAAGAATCCAGCGTCATAAGGTGAAGTACCTTTATAACCAACAACATAGTACTGCGAAGCAGATACGTTTGCAGCATATGGATCAACATATACTTTATAACGTCCGTTCATAACACCAGCAAATGTGGTAGTTGTGTCGTCTACGTTTAAGTTGTTAGATAGAGCAGGAGTGTAATCAAGTACACCTGCCATCTGAAGTGCAGAAGCAACATCAGCTGAACAGATAACCATGTTACCCTTCCCTCTACGAGTCTGTTGACCAATCGCATTGGCATCACGTTCTATTGCAAACATAAGACCTTTGAATTTCTCAACTGACCAACGACCATTGGAATCTGTATCTAAATCGAAGATACCAGCAGTAGTTGTGTTAACCTGAGCACCCTTGACCGCAGTAACATACAACGAGCGAATTACTTCACGGTTGATTTCTGCGAGGATTTCAGAACTTAAAATGTTAGAAAGTTCTGTCTCTGCGTCAAGACCATGAATTGCCTTCAAGTCTTGTGCGAGTTCCATTGTGTACTCAGCTTTTAATGCACGACTAACAGCAGTCACAGTTGACTTCTCGATTGAGAATGCCATCTGAGCAAATCCGTTGTCTGAACTATCGCCTAATGCTTCTGCCTGAGCAGTAGTCATACCTGTTGCAGAAACATATGTTCCAGCAGAAGGACTGTCGTTAAGGACAGAAGGGTTAGTTTCACTTGATCCAACATCACCACCACCGATATCACCGGCAGAGTTCTGGTTAGATGCACCAGTTTGGCCAGGCATTGCCTCGTCAACAAGTGCTTCTGCACCATCTTGTGAAAGGAAAGATGATCGCATTGCAAAGATAAGACCAGTAGGCCCTGTCATTGGTTGCACACCACATACGTCATACGCAATGAGGTTAGGCATTGCACGGCGTACTAGGGATATTAAGATNGGATCCCATGTATCGAATTGTCCACCACCNGTACTGTTGACTGGCGCTGTCTCTCCAAGAAAACCTCGGTCTTCTCGTAGTGCTTTTTCTTGGTTCTCTAAGATGAGAGTAGTAACTGCCCGCTTATAGGGATCGCTGATCTCAGGAAGATCGGGATGCTCTAGGACTGGCTGCCACTTTTCTTGTAGATGTTCTGTCTGAAACATTTGTTTCTCCTTTTAATTTAAATACATCTGTTTTTTATTATAATTTACGCACTTGCCTTTTGATTACGACTGATTGCCGACAAATAAGCACTCATCGCTTCTGTCGTATCCATGTCCTTAGCAGTGCTACCATCTTCATCATTAAATGTCTGTTCGACTACAGTATTCTTAGGAAAGTAACTTTCCTTCAAAGTATTCAGTTTTTCTCGGAATGATTCCTCATTTCCAAAATCAACGTCCTCTGTGAGCCCTCTGAACTTCTCAATTTCTGTGTCGGCCAAATCTTCGGAAACCTCAGATATAACCTGTTCACGAACTAGTTTAGAGTTTGAATTAACCAACTCAACTGATTTCTCAATTGATTCGTTTAATTTGTCTTCTAATTCGGAAATTCTTTCAGACTGTGCTTCGAGAACATTATATTTCTCGTTAGGCACATCAATATAGTGATCTTCAAACAACTGTTTCAGTCCAGAAATAAAGTCTTCTGCAATTTCGCCCTTTAATCCACGTTCAATTGCTAACTCATTCTCTTTAGTCCATTCTTCTACAACGTAGTTGAGATATGTATCTACTTTTTCAGTAAGTTCTTCTTTGAATGTCTCCACTTCAGTTTCTCTCTCAGAGCTAACTTCTTCGTGTATACGTTCAATTTCAGATCGTACTTTTGATTTAACAGCAGCTTCAAAAATTGTTGCTGCCTTAACTTTAAAATCTTCAGAAAGACTGTCATCTGCATTCATCAAAGCTTGTACATCTTCTTTTACGTTGATGTCTTTGATTCGTGCTTCAACTGCTTCTGCTTTTTGAACTTCTTCTTCAGTAGGTTCTGCAACCTCTTTTTGCATTGCAGACATAATAGTTTCGTACTGAGACTTTAAATCTCCAGCCTTCATACCTTCCATTTTGTCGTACATTGCTTGTAACATTTCTTTCTTGGTCTTAGGCATATCCATTTCCACTAAACTCTCTTCGCCTTCTAGTTCATGACTAGCTGCGAGTTTTTCTGGTTTATCTGATTTGCCTGCACCCTTCTGTTGTGCATCGCTCTTAACTGGTTTTGCTTTCTTGCCAGCAATATCTGTTGGGGAAGATGTATCAGTTGGGTCAACTACTGCTGCCCCTCCGTCTACTACTTCTCCGCCTGGCGTTGCAACGGCAATCTTCTCAGCTTTTGCGGCAGGAGCAGCACCATCAGTAGGCTGTTTAGATGCCTCTTCTAGTTCTGCAAGCACATCCGCTTCCAGCTCTTCAATTGTTTTATCTATTTCCGACATTTTGGTGTCTCCTTAATGCTGTTAACATATATTTATAAGTTATAATCTTTTGAGGAAGTTTGCAAATTCTAAAGCTTCTTGAGCATGATTTCTTTTTGCTTCTACCACATCAAATTTTTGTTTCGTATCCTCTAACTCTGCTTCAAAAAGATGACCATGTTTCCAAACCCACTCTTTGCCTTCCATAATACCCTCAACAAATGCGTTGGGAGCAGAAGGATCAGCAACAATATCTGCCGCTGTTGCAAGATAAAAATCGTCACGAACATAGTTCGCACCGTTCTTTTGATTCAAACTACCCATTCCTCTTGAAGAAACACCTAGTTTTGCACCTTCATCCATAAGACTCTTTACAATCTCACCCATAGGGGTTGACATTATTTTTGCCTCACCGATAAAATTCTTTCCATCAGGTTCTAAAGAAGTAATCATATGAGATACACGTTCCAGATTGACCGTTGGGCCATCAGGGTGTCCTAGTTCTCCATATGCACGATTCTCTTTAATAAAATTCTTGTTGTATTTTGTTACTTCGTTCTGAAGTACTTCCATAGGATATATTCGACCATTACGATTTTTAATATCAGCCTGCATAAAGATACCACGAATCTTGTAGGTCTTATCACCGTCTTCTTTTGCTTCGGTAATGTATTCTACATCGTGGTCTACTGCTTCTGAAAATAATCTAACTGTATTCATATTCCTATCCTTTATGCTGGTATGATGATGCCATCAAAACCTGATACTTTTTTCATTTTCAACCAAACTGTTCCGATACAAGCTGCATCATTTTCAAAGAAAATGTCTCCTGTAATCCCAGAACCAGCATTGTTTGCTAAACTAGGTAGTGATTGGCTCCCAGCATTATAACTGCCGTTTGTGTTTAATGACATACAAGTAACATTTGTTGTAGCATCCCATTCAATTTCTAATACAGAACTGACTGTCCACTGACAAGCAACAATAGAAACTCTAGGGTTAGTTGCAGCTCCTGCTACTTCAGACACATCTATAATTTTTGTTGCTGTTGCGTTTGTTCCAGAAATAGTGGTTTTAGTAATCAGTTCAAAATCTGAATCTACTAATGTTTGTGTTACGAATGCCATTATTCACTCCTATATTGATAACATTTCTTTTTCAAAATAGTCCATAAGTTCTTTTTCCCGAACTTTAAACTTTTTCGATGCGTTTTTAATAGTTTTATCAAAAGTATTTAGGAAATCTGAAGGTTTAGAGTCCATAACTCCAAAAATTTGATCAACTGCGTTCTTCATCTTCGGAGAAAGCTTTTGATACGTCTTAGATTTCTTATGTTCATCCCTTTCAACAACGGACAAATACATACTTTCAAATTTTTTAGTCATTACCTACTTCTTCTTCAGCGGCTGCAATTTCATCTTTTGCTTGTTGCACAAATGTCTTTGCAACTTCTGACCGTTTAATTTCTAAAGTGTCTCCAATTTTTGTTGACATTGCAGTTTTAAAAACTTCTTCTGCACCTAAGTTATTTCCTGATGCCATTGCATCTACAAATTCTCTACTCATTAGTTATCTCCTTTTTCAAATTTTTGGCTATCGTCTGGTTTGCCATCATGTTCTGGGTCTTCATAATCTGGCATATCTTCTGGAGTTACTATTCCCCCAGCGCCATCTTGTGGATAACGAGTAATTCCGTCACCACCATCAGGAACATCAATACCACCGTCCATAGGATCAGTATCACGTTCTTTTCTAATTTGGTCATTCATATCAGCAATTTCTGCATCATTCATACGCAAGACTTTCTTTAATACATATTCTTTACTAAAGAAAGTACCGATATATGATTGTATTCCGTCAAGTGCTGAAAGTCTGTCATTAAGAAGTTCTGCATCTTTTAACTCTGAAAAATGTCCATCTTGTAAAAAGTCATATTGAATATGTTCTTGAATTGCGGGCCAATCTTCTGGTGCAATTACACCCTTCAATAACAACTGCGTTTTAAGAATGTCTGTAAATAAAGGAACAAACTTCTTACGAATACGTTGCACAAACTTAGTGAACTTTAATTCATCTCTTGTTATCTCTGATGATCTACCTAAAGAAAATCCAGCATCAGAATCCATACGAGATATTGGAACATTCAAAGACTTGTAAAGTTTCTTTTGAAAATATTGAATGTCATCAATCTCTCCTAGATTAGAGCCGCCTGGCAAAGTTGTAATCTCTGTACCACGACCACCTTCTCTACGAGGCAACCAAAAATCTTCTAACATAGACATATGATTTCGATCATCTCTAATCTCACCTGTCCTTGCATCGTATACTAACTTGTTACGATAACGATTCATTACGTCTTTTAAATATTGTTCTGCTTTAATCTTTGGTAGATTACCAACATCAATATAGAATATACGTCTTTCTGGCGCTCTTGATATACGATAGATAACTAACGCATCTTCAATCATTCTAAGTTGGTTAACAGGTTTGATTGCTTTGTGTAGATAAGAAAGAACTCGTCCACTATTGCCGTCTATTAAACCAGATGGACAATATGAAATTGAATCATAAGCAATTTTTAATCCTTGATTACTTCCAGAAGTTCCAGCTGACGCTAATCCTTTTTCATTATAGATATAATACTCTTCAATTTTTTCAGTCATTTGTATTGAAGTTTTTTTGTCTAATGATTTTTTAACTTCTCTGACTTTCTTAATTTTAGTAGGATCAATATATCTTAATTCGGTAATGCCTCTTCTGGGATTTTTAGTATCAATTATTTTGTGATAGAATACACGACCATCTACATACCATCTGCGAAAAACGTCATGACCTTTTTGTTCAAAACTAAGAAGTCGCAAGACCTCATGAAATTCTGAACGTATTTTTCTTTTAATTTTTTCTGGATAGGGTACACGATCTAAAGTAATTTCTACTGCTACATCGTTTTGGTTTGCAACAATACCCTCATTGATAATATCTTCAATTGCAGTATCACATTCTGCTTGCTGAGCAATATCACGATACCTTCGAATTAAATCTAAATCGGTTCGTTCTCTACCATCTGTGTCTAAAACTTGTCCAAAAAAACCACCACCAGCAACGTCTATAGTGCCGTCATCAGGAGTTGGAGTGGAGAAAGTTGTTTCCCCACCCGAATCCTTAGCTGATCGTTGAATTTTGAATCCAAATAACTCTGCCATAATATCTCCTACTAATTAATACTATTTAGTAGGTCTAAAAGTTAACGCCTGAAGCCTCAAAATGTTGATATCTCCATGTGCATTCAAACTCTTCAAGAGCATCAGCTGCTTCTGAAGTTAGTTCAATCTGACTAATAGTTACTGGCCATGCACTTCTAAAAATATAAGTCTTTAGAATTGTATCATCTCTATCTAACTGTTCAACAGTTAAATCTGTCTGATAATCAGCAGGGTCAACAACACCAGTGTTTAATGCCAAGTCGTTGATTCCATTAGACCACCTTTCCAATGCGTTACGAACCATAAAGTCCGTATCGTTAATGAATGTAGTCGTCCAAGTTTCACCAAATTCCCTATCTCCAGCAATATAAATTTTTCTGCCACGAAAGGGAACTTCGATTGGGGTCAGTTCTTGTGCAGGAAGATTAGTTCCTTTACACATGAAAGATGTTCTACGAACATCAAGACCAATTGCGATGCCTGGCGGAGGGGTAATAGTTACTCTGAAC